TTACCCCAAGCTTCAAGAGAGTGACCACCATCACGTATTGGATTATACAGCTGTGACTCAATGAGAGTGTCACGTATCTGACTAAGCTTTATGTTACATCCAAGTAAACGATTCAGGACAGGAGCGTCGAAGCTAATACCATTGTGCATTACAAAGGTATCAATCTGCTGCGACCAACTAGCAAACTCCGAACACTCCTGCCCTACCCACGCCTTAACCTTATTACTTTCATAACTCCTTGCTACGATACAGTGTATCTTTGTTGCATCTAAACTATCTGTTTCAATATCAACTATAGCTGTTGTCATTATACCTTAATGAGACAAGCATCCTCCACTGGTATATGAAAGAACTTCTCACCCTCTCTGATATTCCTATTAGACACTTCTTTTACTTCACAGTCAAGTAAAATATTTGCGTCAATATGCCACGCCTGTTTGCAATCGCTACGCCATACTATAAATGTAAAGAGTGCATCAGGATATTCCTTTTTCCACTTAAGTAGCAAGCGGTTCTTACGATAAGGGATACGTACTTCTTTCCAACTAGGGTTCCACTCACCCTTCCAAGAATACTTAACCTCTACTTCATAGAGGTGGTGAATACTTTCTGTAGCTTTGCAGACAATATCAAAGTCTTTCCTCTCTGTAGTATCAATAGTAGTATAGTTCATATCTTTAATATACTTTAGGGTAGCTTGCTTGGCATCCCTGTCAGCTACTTGATATAAAGCTCTGTCAAATTGTTTACGTGGACCTGTTTGGTTCATTCTTCTTCTCCATTTTGTTCTGTTGTTGTTTCTCATGTTGGTTCATTCTTTATTTTCCACTTGCTGTTTAAAAAAATAAGCCACATCTAAAACTTGTTGAGGTGTAGCAGATGTCATAATCATATTAGCTAAAGAAGATACCCAAACTATGTTACCTTTTATATAACCTTTTGAATTATCAATACGATCAACACTAGGTGAAGTCTCCCTACCACCTTCACTTCCTAATTGAAATTCTATTCCTAGTGCTGGACACTTCTTATCTTTTGGAAATATATCTTTAAGATATTTTTTAGTTATATTAAAATCATGACCTTTTTCTTTTGCTCTGCCTCTTATAGTGCTTAACCGGGCTGTAAAGAAAGCATCAGAACCTAAGATATTAGTTTTTTCTTTCCATTTCTGCCAATGTTCTTTCGTTTGCTCAGGATGATTGGCGGTATACTTTCTTCTCCTAGCTTTTTCTTTTTCTTTAAACTCAGGATCATTGTGGTATCGGCTTTTCCTATATTCTCTGCTCCATTTTTTTTCTTTTTCTTTATCTAACCAAGCCATTACTCATCCTCCGTAAAAGGGTTATCAATCTGGGTCATCCTACCAGTATCTTTATCATAATGCAAGTAGCAAGCAACACCAGTGTCACCAGTGTATCTGTTCTTCAAGATACGTATGGTGGTGGTGTTGGCTGCTTGCTCATCGTCTGCCTGTTGGTTACGCTCCAGTGCTATGACTGCATCAGATAGATGTGCAATGCTGGCAGACCCACGCAGGTGGGACAGGGATACCTCACGGCCATCCTCATGCCCACGATCACCACTTGGCCGACGTAGGTGGCTCACAAGTAGCAAGCCTATGTTTGTTTCTTCAACCAGAGAACGTAGCTTAGTCATTAGAATGTCAATTGACTTACGTTCATCGCCGTTGTCTTCCTGACCTGATACCAAGATAGATAGATGATCAAGGATAATCCACTTAGTTCCTAGTGCCTTTGCCATGTAACGAACACGGCCTAAGATTTCATCGTTACTGATAGAACCAAAGTGATCAAAGGCAAAGAACCTCTTGCTACCTATAGTTTTATCTTGCCACTCTGTTAACTGTGCCTTGGTATATTGATCACGTACTTCTTTGATATAGAGCCTAGCATTGGCCTCCACTGACATGATATTAAAGGCTGTATTGCGTATGCTTTCTTCCATTGCCAAGATACCAATGTTATCTTTGGTATTCATAAGTAGGTGGTGCATTAGCTCACGCATGATACTGGACTTACCCATACCAGCACCACTGGTGAACGTCACTAGCTCACCCGTCCTCATGCCATAGGTCTTCTCATTCAACTGTGTCCAAGGGTAGAGACAAGTCTCGCAGTAGCTCTCATCGTACAGACTATCACCTAGATCATGCAGGTTGACAATCCCAGCAGGGGTGAAGGACTTAGCACCCCACCATGCAGTCATAAAGTCTTCTGACTTACCCACCTTGAGGTATTCATTGGCATCCTTCAAGTCTAGGTTCATAACCTTGCACTTGTTAGGCTCAAAGATTTCAGCCACATCAGCAGCTGCTTGCTTGCCAGCCTTGTCATTGTCAAAGCATAAGACTACCTGATCAAACTGATTGAGGTACTCAAAAGATTGCTTACAGTTAGACACTGCTGATGCTGCACCATTCTTCAGGGAAACGACAGGCCACTTAGACCCCATCATTTGATAGGCAGACATAGCATCTACCTCACCCTCACAAACGGTAACGAACTTACCCTTCTGTGTGAACACATTCTGACCAAAGAGGCCAGCACTGGTCATCTGTCCTTCGGACCAGAACTTTTTGTTGGCTGTGTCACGTACCTTATTACAGATATGATTACCATTTGTATCATAGTACTGATAGACATGGTGTGTTGTCATGGACCCCTTCTTTTTTGTGAGGGTGCCATACTTCTTGGCTGTATCTCTAAGTATCTTGCGATCTGAGATATCATTATACTCAGCCATCTTGCCAGATGTTAATTCAGTAGGTGACGTAGCCGCCACAGTCTGTTGTATTGGTAATCTAGTAGCCATAGTCGTGACTTCCTTTGGATGTTGATAAGTTTTACAGCTAAAGCAGAAGGTGTGTCCATCATTGTAGTGATGGTTGGCGTCAGAAGAATCACACTTGGGACACGGCCCTTTCCTTCCTTGTTCTTCGGGTTGCATTGGTCTTTCCTTTTGCAATTGAGTAGGTCTCATGGTCTCGTAGTCTTAACATATAGCACAAGCCCTGCCTGTCGTCAAGCTCTTGTTGTGCTTCACGTCTAGTCCTGTAGCTTTTCAGGGTGTTACTCTTGGCATCTGCGCCTCTGTATACTAGGTTATACATCGTCGAAGGTTTCATCCCATAGGTTGCTAACAAAATCTTCTTTGTCTTCCATGATCTCATTGATCTCAATGTTAGCTAGTTTCCTAGCCTCTTTAATATCATAACCTTCTTCTTTGTACTGGCGAACAAGTCCTCTCAATAGAGATGACCGTTCTTTCTGCCAAAAATTCTTACTCATTATCTATCATATCTTCTATAAACTTTTCTACTTCTTCCTCATTTGTAGGTTCATACCCGTTGTCTAACATAGTATACCATAGATCAGCAGGATATCCAAGAGATTTTCTTAGGGACTCTTGCTTCTCTTTCCAGTGAGCATAAAAGTTATGTATCTCTGCCGTCACTTAACTCAGCCCATAACTTATTTGGAGTGCTGCCCTGCTTTGCAATAGACAATTCTTTTCTAAGTTGTTTATTAGCATCAGTCAACTCTCTTACTTGTGACTTTAGTGTAGCTATATTTTTATGTAGGACAGCTACGTACCCATTATATTCTTCAGTGAACTCTGTCAATTCTAACACATCCTTCCTCAAAGACTACACTATCATCAATCCCTAGAGAGTGTAGAAATTCTATAGCTTCTCCTTCAGTATCAAACTTAAGAGGTATACCAGTAGGTGTTGTTAATAGATCAAAGCAATCAAACTCTTTTATCTCCACACATTTTTCATTTAGAATGTCTTGAACTATTATGTAAGTCATTTATAAAATATATGTTTACCTATTTGTGAAATCTTTTTCATTTCTTTAGCCCATTTAGGATTAACATATAGGGCATGGTAGTGTGTAGCCTTATCAACTGTAGCTACAACACTCCCACTTAATGCTAAGTCTTTCACGGTTAGTGCTTTTTTATAAGATAACTTATCATACATTCTTTCAGATTTACCATCACACCAATAACTAAAAGCACACCTATTCTTT